TGACGACGACAGTAAAAAGCAAGAACTCTTAGACAAGGCAGACCAACTTATCGCTCAGGCTCAATCCTTAAAGGAGAAAGCAGAAGAACTTTAGGCTTTTAAAACTGTCTATTCTTAGGATAGGCAGGAACTAGACGCTTAGAACATTAAAATGACTTTTGATTAGAGTGAATAGCATAAGCTAATTCGCAATCGTGTAATAAGTAGGCATACCAACGCTAGTCAGAGGCTCAAAGGGTCTGACCCTCGGAATCTTATTGTTCACTCTAACTAGAAGTTATTAACTAAATATAAAGGAATATATGAGAAATTTTTTTGAATCACTTAGAGATGGACTGGCTTTTACTATTGGAATTATTTTAGCTATTTTAATTTTTGGTAAGATATTTAATTCACTAGAGAGATATATGCTTTCGCAAAACTGCGACAATTATTTTGACAAACTTTATGAAGAAAATCTAGTGCCTAATAGATGTTATTTTGAGGAAACCCAAGAATAAAGAAATAAACATTATGCAGGAACAAATTAGAGAAAAAGACACAAGAAAAACTTGCAAGTTGTGTATTAGAAAAAGTCCTAATTATTGTAAAAGACACACGCCACGCATAACTATAACAAAAACCATGTATTATACTCAAGAATATGTTGATAAAGCAAAAAAAGAAGCTGTTGCCCAACAACACCAACAGTATATAGAGAGGGCTAAAATATGAAAGATATCTTATCAAAATATACAGAGAGATTGGCAACTCAAGAAAGTATGGCTATTGATAACTTTATTATGGACTATATCCCAAAGTGGCAAGTAAAAGTTATGAGAGCTGTCCCTTTTACTAAAAAATTGTTTGGGTGGGAAATAAGAACTACTCCAGACTGGATAAAACCAAACACAAGGGTAGAGCTGTTGAGATATGGACAAAATGTAGCCGAGCTAAAAATAATTGTTAAAGTTAATACTCAAGCCCAACAACACTTTACTAATAAGAAAGGAACAAACTTATGAAAGTAAAACAAGAAATCATTGAAGCTACTTACTCAATAGAGGAACTTACCAAAGAGCAGTATGAGTTGCTACAAGACGGATTAAGGGAAATTATTAGCAATTGTTACAGAGTATGCCCAGAACTTGATAGAAGAGGTGCAAAAGCTAATACTCTACTTGAGGAACTTAAAGGAAACTAAAATTAACAAATCATAGAAGGGAAATAATGAAAGACAATCCACAAAGACAGTTTCTAGTTTTAGTAACACCTGCTCGCTCTGCGGTAGATGAGTTTATGAGACATAACCCAAGTTGGAGAGTTGATGATGTTGTCTGGATTAGTAATCGCCAAAGTTTATCAAAGGTTAGAGGTCTTGAATTAAAGTTTGAAAATGTTCATTTCTTACATAGAAGCTATGAGATTGAAAATGCCAAAGAAGAAATATTGGCTAGAGTAAGAGACTATCCACTAACCACTAAAGGAAACCCTATGACCACACCACAACCAACAGAGAAGCTAGAAGAAGATGTTGAAAAGAGATTTGATGAACAATTTGACACTATAGGTTTTCCAATTTTTGATAAGAAACTTTTTGAGAGCGTAAAAGCCTTCCTAACTCAAGAACTCTCTAAACAGCGGGAAGAGGCCAAGTTGCAGGAAAGACGAGAAATTAAAGAAGAAATTGACTCGCTGATAGATGGGCACTATGACAATCCTAATTTAGCTAGAGAGATTGAAAAATTATTTGATGATATAAACTATTTGGAATCACTAACTAAAGGAACAAAATGACTGATAGAGACATTAGACTAGCAGACTATTCAGACCATATGGCTGATGCAATGAGGTATGCTTTTATAAATATGCCTAAACTAACTTTATGGCAGAGAATTAAGATGTGGTTTAGAAAACTTTTTAACAAACTACTCAACCTAAAGAAAGATAAATAAATGAAAATGCTTTTAATCATTGTGGGGTTTATTATTTTCCCACCCATACCAATCGTTTACATCTTGTACAAGTTAATTAAAAAGGCTATCTCATAATGAAAAACGAACCTATTTCAAATTGTTGTGGAGCTGGGATTTTAGAACCAGACATTTGTGCAGAGTGCCTAGAACATTGTGAAGCAGAAGAAACTTTAGAGGGTTTTATTTGTGCCAAGTGTAAAAAATTAACCTATGGCACTTGTGTTATTTGCGGTAACAGCAAAGACAATAACAAAAATGGTTTCCCAAGTATTAGTTAAATTAAAAAGGAAAACCAAATGGCTTTTTTTCCAGATCCAAAACTAGAAACCAACTTCACTGGTTCAATCGTAATTTTAACAGAGCAAATGTTTAATGAAGCCAAAGTGGACGCAGAACATTTGAAAGTTAGTTGGGGTAAAAAAACACGCAACGCTACTAACGACCGTGATTTAATTGGTTCTTTAGCACACCAAGCTGTCGAGCAGAAGTTTCAAGAGTACAACTTACCGTTTGAGAGTTATAGAAAAGTGAGGTACACCTCTGGCGACAAAGGCGATATTTTATATGATCAAGACTTAATAGACGTTAAAGGTACTCACGGTGAGTTGGATATGTGGTGGCAAGCTAAAAACTTCCTAGTGTTTGATAAGGAAATGCCAAGTATCGAGAGCAAGGGTATTACTCATTTTGTTTTTGTTTTAGTTGATTTAAATATTAAAGAAGCGTATGTATTTGGTGCTATTAGTTTAGAGAGTTTTAAAAATAATTCAAAAGAAGTTAGGTTAAAATGGGATAATCACGGTGTAACAGCACGCCAATTAACGCCGTTTCGTGACTACGTTTTTAGAACTGTTACTTTTTAATGTTTACCGATCTATAAAGATATAGTGGCTAAATTGCTTGATTTGTGCAATATTATTACTATGCTAACAATGAACGAAGTCGCAGATTATTTGCGAGTACCCCATAAAGAGTTTGAAACTAGATTTAAAAAAGGCGAGTATCAAGATATGCCGTACTCTCAAATTACCTCAAGTACTGAAACAAATAAGGTTAATTATTGGTTTGACCTAAACGAAGTAATGTCCTATTTAGAAAAAAAATACAACTAATGTTTAAACAAATTGCGGTTCTTATACCTACATACAAAAGAGCTAGTAGGTTACAGTCATTGATTGATAACTTTACCAAAACAAGCAAAGACTCAGAACTATATTTTGTTGTTCACCCAAAAGACACTGAAACAATTAAAACCCTCGACCAATTAAGCGAGGGTTATTTTTTTAATGTTTTAAAGAACTCTGGCGAGTATGTCGAGTGTATCAATTACGGTGTGGCCAAAACCAAAGAACCGTTTATTTTTTGTGGTGCAGATGATATTGAGTTTAGTAATAGATGGGATATTAAATTACTTGGCTCTTTTAAAGACGACAAAGTTAATGTTACTGGTGGGATTGATGATTGGACTTGTTCACGTTCTGGGGTTCATATTTCACACCCTCTTATTAGGCGTAAATATATTGATGAGCAAGGTGCTTGTTTTAATAACAAAGGCGAGTTGTATTACTCTGGATATAAGCACTACCAATGTGATATTGAAATGGAGCAGGTGGCTTGGGCTAGAAACTGTTTTAAGTTAAATAAAGACGTGACTATTGGCCATAATCACTTTGTTAATAAAAAAGCCGATCACGACGAAACCTACGACAGATCGTTTACTGTTTTTAAGCAAGATCAAGACCTATTCGACAGTCGTAAAAAGTATTATGAGTGGTGGGATACTAAAATGTTACATCAAGGTAAGGCGGTAAGAGCTAGTGATTTTAAGCGTTTATCGGTAATAATGCCAATCTGGAATTGCGAGGACTACACTAGAAAAACAATAGACAGTTTACTCAAAAATACATTGCACCCATACGAGTTAATTTTAATTGACGATAATAGTACAGAGTTTAACGGCAAAGAGTTACTGGCCGACCTAGAGAAACAAGCCAGAGAAAAGTTTTTAATTGTTAAGACTATAGCAAATAAAGAACAAAAATACTGTAACGCCAATTGGAACAAAGGCGTCGAGTTAGCTACTGGCGACTATATTGCTATTATTAACAGCGACATAGAGTTTGAAACGCCAGAGTGGGACGACTATTTAATGGAAAATATTGACTTGGGTTATGATCTAGTAAACCCATTTCAGAGCGATCATATTTATCCAGGAAAACCTTACCAGTTACCACCGCCAAGTGACTTTTTGTATCGTATGAACATCAGGGGTGCTTGCTATATGCTATCCAAAGAGTTTGCAAAAAAGATGTTCCCAATTCCAGAGAGGTATATCCACTGGTGTGGTGATAATTATTTAAGCCGTAACGCTAAAACTTTTATGTTTGATATTAGAGTTAGTATTTACCACTATATCTCACGATCAGGAGCTAAGGTAGATCAAAAGAAGTTTTGGAAAATGGTTAGACAGGACGCTTTAAATTGGCAAGAGGATAGCGGAGAGGATTTTAGCGAGGTAATAAATAATTGTAATAAAAGGTTAAAACAATTGGGGGTTAAATAATGCAACCATTTAAGGCCATGATGTCAGATCAAGAGATTAACATTATCGAGATGTTACTCAAGCCACATTATGATGTTTTAGAGTTTGGGTCTGGTTATAGCACTGTTTATTTTTCTCAATTTGTTAAGAGTTGGACAGCCATTGAACACGATCAAGATTGGTTTAATAAGGTTACTAATTTTGGCGAAATGAACTTTGACAATACAAAGGTTGTTAAGGCTAACGAAATCAACTATACTACCGTCGCTTATTTACAAAACAAACAATATGATTTAATCTTAATTGATGGTATTAGACGCAAAGATTGTTTTAATGTAGCACTCAACTTGCTTAAACCAGACGGCAGGATTTTAGTACACGACGCCAGTAGAGCAGAGTACAAAGAGTGGATTAACAGCATACCAGGTAGTGTGCTTTGTGAGGGTGAAATGCCTGACCCAAACAATCCAGGTTATTATTTAATTAGAGGATTAAAAATATGGAAGCTTTTATAAGAGTAAATCTAAACATATCAGGTACGGCAGTTGATTGGATTAAAGACAAAAAGGACGCTATTAGTGTTTGCCATACCAGCTTTTTGGCTCAAGGTGGTTACTCAATGAAGCGTCATTACATCTTAGATAAGTGCGATGAAAAAACTATCAACTTTTTTAAGATTTACGGCGAAGTAACTGTTTTAGATAGTGGTGTTAAACGAGACACTATTACTGAGATGTTTAAGATAGCCAAAGAAAAAGCGACTGACGAGAAGTTGTTATTTTTAGAGGACGACTACTTGTGGCGTGACGATTTTAGATTTGAAACCTTAGAAAAAGCACTAGATGAGTTTAAGGCGGTATCACCTTATGATCACCCAAGCCATTATAACGGTTATACCAGTCACAGAATTGTGAATAACAATGGTACTTTATATAGACAAAGTGCTAATACTACTCACACATTTGCAGTACGCCGTGACGCATTTTTAGAACACTTTGACGAGTTTAATTATGGACTACACGATTGGATTATGTGGGGAAAACTAGCTCAGGTGGGCGTACCACTGTTTACCCCTATTTATGGATTTGCGACTCATTTAGCAAAAGATTTAATTGCTCTGGGTTATGATTATAAAAACTTATATGACGTAATGCTGGAAAACATACGCCAAACTGAAAGGATAGGACAATGATTGACCTATATAACGAAGTAGTAACAAGAGAACAGGCTTTAAGATCGGTTAGAAATCAAGTCTTTATGAAACAGATCGATGTCGAGTTAAGCTATAACATTAACAAAGACAAAGATACTACTAACTTTACCGACGAGCAGATCGAAGAACACAAAAAGAAAACAGAAGCCACTAGATTACAAGCCAAAGAGTTTGGTACTTGGGTAAGTGTTATTGATAAGATGTTAGCTGAAATTAACTAAATGTATTTAAAAAAATATCAGACTAGAAATAAATTTAAGGCTGTAAAACAGACTTACAATGGTTTTAGTTATGATAGTAAAAAAGAAGCTAATAAAGCATTTGAGTTAGATATGTTGGTCAAAGCTGGCGAGATTAAAACGTGGACTCGTCAGGACAGAATAGAATTGAGGGGGGAAAACGGTGGGTTGGTCTGTCACTATAAACCAGACTTCACCGTTTACCACCTCGACGGCACGGTTGAGATAATCGAGATTAAAAGTAAAGCTACTATGACACCAACCTGGCGTCTAAAGTGGAAGCTACTAGAGGATAAATTAAAAAAGGAAACCAAATTAGGTAAGATTAAATTAACGGTTGAGCTATGACAGATGAAAAAGTAAAAGAACCAGTCGAAATTATTGAAGAAGAAAAAACACCTATTCAAAAGGCTCAAGAAGCTAGGCCATTTGCTAGTTATGAAAATGTTGGTCGTAAGACGGTTGTCGATCAAGAAGTGCTTAATAAATTAGAGTACGCATTTGCTTTGGGTTGTAGTGATCGTGAAGCGTGTTTTTACTCTGGAATATCAACCACAACACTTTATAAATATCAAAATGAGCATAAAGAGTTTGCGGAGCGAAAATCATTATTAAAAGACAGACCAATCTTTTTAGCTCGTCAGTCTGTTTTAGATAAAATACCATACGACGCAGACTTGGCTTTAAAGTTTCTCGAGCGTAAGAAAAAAGACGAGTTTTCACCTAGAGCTGAATTAGCTGGTGTTAAAGATCAACCACTAATAGACGTTGCAGACCCTCAGATATTAAAGACTATTTTATTAACAGCTAGATCGGCTCAACGAGCCTACGAAAAAAAGGTAAATGCTGAAACTACTGACCCTAATACAGCACACGAGCAAGAGGAGTAGACACCTCGATCTAGTATTAAAGTTTGCTATTGAAGAACAGACAGACAATTTTAGTGTTGTAACAGATGACACTCACTCGGCAAGTGGTATGCTTAGTTGTTTTAAACTAGGCTTATTAGAGCCAGAGTTTACTCACTTTTTAGTTTTACAAGACGATATTTTGCCCTCTAAAGACCTAATTAAAACGGCTAACGAGTTGGTATATTTAAGACCAAACGACATTATCTCACTTTACTCGGCTCAACCCTCGATTAGTAACGCCTTACACTTGCGTAAGTCTTGGGTGTCGATTGATAGACTTTATGGGTTGTGTGCTTATATTATTCCATCGTTTATGGCCAAAGATTATGTGGATAACTATGTGGATAAAATCAAAGACGACATCAAGGCAGACGATGTAAAAATAAGTGTATATTTAGAAGCAGTCGGCAAACGTGCTTACTTAACAGCACCAAGTCTAGTAGAGCATATCGCTTGGGATAGGTCTAGCCAGCATAAAGTACACGTACCAAAATTAAACGCTTTAACTCATAGGATTGCAGAACATTATATCGGCTTTGAAAATAGTGGTCTTGATATAGATTGGCAAAATGGTTTAGAAGAACCGTTTGAAATAAATATTGGTGGTAAATACGATCATGTTAGGCACTTAAAGAAAAAATAAGATGTTTATGTATAAACGAATCTATGTCTGCTCACTCGAAGAACTGCAAGAGGTTCACGAAATAGGTGTGGATAACTCGGAGCAATTACTTGAGAAAATGGACGAGCAAAGTATTGTGGATAAGTTTAGTGGACTTAAAAGAAAAGTAGTGCGTGATGTCCTAGATGGTTATAACTGGCACGAGATTAGTATTAAGCATAAGAAGAACAAAAACGTGATTTACGCAATAAAAGAAGAACTTAAAGACGACATGAGTTGGGTTTTTAATGACTCGGTTAAAAATAAGTATATCGACGAGAACAGGGGAAAACTAAACGATCTATCCAAGATACTTCAAGTACAGTCTATGGATATGAAGTTGGCCGAGTTTGCTAATATTTATATTAACGACTACAACCCAGAAGCCAAGTTTAAGAACTGGCAAGAGATACCGCTACAAGATATTTACTTCGATATATGGGAAACCCACCCCAAGAGTTGTACTAAAGCACCTCGTGAACATTTAAAGACGACAAGCGTTTGTGAGTATCTAGTTAAAAAGATTTTTGAGCGTAAGTATCCACTGGATATAGTTTATTTGCACGGCTCTAGGGATATTGCCATTGAGAAGTTAAGAGATATACAGGGTATGGCAGAACGCAACCCTATTTTATCGGCTGGCTTTATGATTGATAAGGCGAAGAACTGGAAAGACGGCGAAATGCGGTTGCTAGATGGTACAAGTATTTATGCTAACTCTTTTGGTACGAGTTTGGTCGGACGTCACCCACATATTATCGTCTTAGACGATATTATTGACCAAAAGGTTATTTACTCAGATCAACTTAATCAAAAAGCTATACGTAAATTTTTCTCTGATGTTTACCCCATGATAACTGACGTTGGAGAGGATAAGAAAATTATTATTATAGGAACGGCACAGCGTGAGGACGACTTGTATCAGAGCTTACCAGAGGATTTTCACAGTGAAACATACAGAGCATTTATAGATCAAGACGAAACCATACCACTAGAGCCAGTGTTATTTAGTGCTGAAAAATTAAACAAAGTGAAGCGAGATATTAGCGAAAAGCACGGCGAGAGTTTTTGGCTTAAAGAGTATATGAATATGCCGTTTACGGCTATGGGTGAGATCATTAAACCTGAGTGGATTAAAACCTATACAACCCTACCACCAGATTTAGATGTATTTCAGGGTTGGGATTTAGGCGTTGGTAAGGATATTAACTCTGGCGACTACACCGCAGGGGCAACAATCGGTATTCGTAAGATAGAGGACAAGTTAGAAATCTATGTTATCGATATAGTTAAACAACGCTTGGAGTTTGGCGACCGCTTAAAAGTAATGACCGCCAATGGCAAGCGTCATAGTGCTATGGCTATTGGGGTAGAGCAAAACGTGTTTCAGTACGATACAGTTATCACTCTAAAAAAGCAAACAAACTTACCAATTCAGGGTATTAAAACGGTTAAAAACAAGATCGAGAAGTTTCAAGTTGATCTAGCACCGCACTTCGAAAACGGAAAAGTGTTTATAAGTGCTGATATGATAGATTTAAAGAACGAGTTATTGTCTTTACCCTACGGTAAGCACGACGACCAATGCGATGCCTTATGTTTAGCAATACTGGTTAGTAATCAATTTGTGGGCGAACCTATAATTGATTTTTTATAAAAAGTCAGACTATAAACAATATAATAAGGTTATATGAACATCGCAGATTTTATTTCACGTTTTACAACTAAAAAAGAACTCGGTTGGCAGTCATTTTTTGGTTTAGCTGGTAACGCTAACGTCGCAAATAACAAGTCACTTTATTTTGGTACAGTATTCGCTTGTATCGACACCATCGCTAACGCAATAGCAGAGATAGATTGGGAAGTTTATAATAAGAACGCAGACGAACCATTTAAAAACCACCCTCTTTATGACCTAATAAACCACCCTAACGACTTACAAAGTGCCACCGATTTTTTCTATTTATTATCCACCCATATTGATACTGCTGGTCAGGCTTTTATTTATCCAGTTAGAAGCAAGTTAGGTAATAAAGTAATTGAGTTACATATCCTCAACCCAGAGAATATGACTACAATCACCAACCAAAAATCACCAATAAACGAGGTTTTGGGATATAAATACGCCAAAAACAACCAGGTATTTCCGTTTGATAAAGACGAAATAATCAATATTATTAGACCAAACCCATACAACCAGGTTCAAGGTTTATCAACTATTGCGATGGCTAGATATGATGCCACCTCAGAATTAAACTCACTCGAGAGCAATAATTTATTTTATGAGAACGGCACTCAGACAAGCGGTATATTAAAGACCGATCAACAACTAAACTCTGATGTGTTTAACAAGCTAAAGAGTGCTATTCGTGGCCAATATGAGGGTAAAAAGAACCAGTTTAAAATGATGTTCTTAACTCACGGCTTAGACTACAAGCCAATCTCACCAAGTCAGAGAGATATGCAATACGTCGAGCAACGCAAGCTTAACCGTGATCAAATCTTAACTATCTTTAAAGTACCAAAGTCTATGGTGGCAGTTTCGGACAATGTAAACAAAGCTACCGCCGAAGCCGAGAACTTGGCTTTTGCTCGTAATGTGGTCAAACCACGCCTTGATTTAATTTTCGATAAAATCAATATGTTCTTACTTCCAGAGTTGGGTTATAGCGATCTTGAACTGAGATACGAGAATCCTGTTAAAGACGACCAAGAGTTTGAACTCAAGGAAAAAGTCGAGAGCGTTAGGCGCTGGAAAACACCAAATGAAATCCGTGAAATAGAGGGTTTACCACCGATCGAGGGTGGTGACGAATTGTCATCAACTCAATCTTTGTTCTATCGTGATGAACAAGGCTCACTGCCCTCAGATGGTGGTTCTAAACCAGAAGCAGACGAGGAAGAAGCCGAGTCAAAAAAAAAAGATATAACACACGTTTATAATACTAAGGAAGCTTTACCAGACCCTAAAGAAGCTAAAGGAAAGCAAAACCAAGAGTACCAACGTCGCAAAAACCGCTATATTGTTTCAAAAGAAAAAACCTATGCTCAGGCTTTAAAACAGCATTTTAACTTTTTGATTCGTGACGTTAAAAAAGCCTATGTTAAAAAGGATATTGGCGATGATATTGATTTAACTGATGAAGCCGTTTTTGAGCAGGTAATGCCAAACAGAGAACAACGAGATCAGTGGAAAATGTTACTTTACTTACTAATCTTGGAAAAGAATACACAAGTTTGGAAAACAGCACAAAAACAAATGGACGAGGTTTACGGTTTACCAAGCGAATTAAACGACATTACAGCTAACTATATCTCACGACAAGCAGTTCAAACAGCTAGTGGTATCTCAGACACCACTTTCAACCGTGTACGCCAAATAATCTCAAATGACCTAGATAGTGGCGTTCGTGACTTACGTGAGATTAAAAATAATATTTCTTATTTATTGAACGACCAAAAAGAGTGGAAAATAGACCAAATAGCACAAACAGAGATTGCTCGTGCTTATGGTGAAGCACAATACCAAACATACCGTGATAATAAGGTTGAGAAGTTAATCTGGTTAAATGGTTCAAATCCTTGCACCATTTGCCAACAAAATGGAGATGTAATAGTTGAAACTGGTAAAACTTTCCCAAGTGGAGATATGCACGAACCAGTACACCCTAATTGTCGTTGTTCAGTTGAGGTTTATCCGTATTAAGAAAAGTTAATAACAAAATTAGTAGAATAGGACTATATGGCAAAAGATAATTTACAGAAACAATTTGTTAAGCTACTTTCAACCGCAAAGAGTTTTAACGACGATGAAATGTTAGTAACTGGTGTATTAGGTTCAGACGCCAGTACCGACAGACACGGTGATAGAATTAACCCAAAGGGCTGGAACTTAGAGAACTTTAAAAAGAATCCAGTCATTTTATTAAACCACGCTTATGATGCACTACCAATCGGTAAAGCCGTAAACGTTAAGCGTAAAGCCGATGGTTTAGTTTTCGATATTCAATTTAGTAAAGCCTACGACGTGGCAAAAACAGCTTATGCTCTTTTAAAAGAGGGTATCTTAAATGCTTGGTCAGTTGGTTTTATTCCGCTAGAGTTTGGTAAAAGTGGTGGTGAATATACAATCGACAAAATGGAGTTATTAGAACTTAGTTTGGTTACCGTTCCAGCCAATCCCAACGCTTTAACCCCACGACAAATGAAAAGCTTACAAACCCTCGAAAAGGGGCTAGAACCTACTACGGAAAAAGAAGAAAAAGCCGAAAATGAGCTAGTTAGTGAGGAAGTTGTACTAGAGGAAGAAACCAAAGATACCTCGAGTGAGAGTAGGGTAGGGGAGAGTGGGGGAGAGGTAAAACCCGAAGAAAAACCCGAAGAAGTAGTAAATATAGATGAAAGCAAAAAAGATGAAGAAAAAGGAGAAGAAATTGAGTCTGTTGGTGAGATTAAACCTATGGATAGCGAAGAAGTTATGCCAGAGCAAACCGAAGAAGCAGACGAGGAAAAAGAAGTAACAAAATTGTTACAATCAAGTAAAGTAAAAGAAATGATTGCCGAAATGGTAAAAGTCGAAGTTGCGAAAGCATTTGAAACTAAAGCCATTGAAACAACCAAATCAGTTGAAAGCGACGAAGTAGAAAGTACAGACCCAAAGACTCTATTGCTAACCGCTATTAGCGAGCAATTAAAAGAGTCTAATGCGGAAACTGGCAAGACACTCAGAGCTTTTAATAAATTATTAAGTACCATACAACAATAAAGGAAATATGGACGAAGCACAAAAACAGTTGCTCAACGAAGTCAAAGAGGGCGTCGTTGCAGAACTTAAAAAAGAAGTTGGCGTAGTGGTTGCCGACGAAATGATTAAATTAGAAAAATCACTCAAAGAAGTAAAGCAAGCCGACGGCGAAGAAGATCGTGCAGAAGCTTCACTTAAATACTTCCAAGCTAGATACCGCAAGGACATCTTGGGCGAAGTAACCAAAGATTTAGACACCGCCACCGCAACCGCAGGTGAGGAATTAGTGCCTGAATATTTTGGTAGTGAAGTTATCCGTATTGCTGGCAAATATGGTGTAGCTCGCCAAAATGCTAGAGTTATTACTCTACCTGGCAAGACCTACAACTTACCAACAATGGGTAGTGTCACTGCTTATCGTACCGATGAGGGTTCTGCTCACACCGCCTCTAGCCCAACCACAGGCCAATTAACTTTCACAGCCAAGAAATTGTCTGCTATGGTTATTGTCACTCGTGAATTGGTAGAGGACGCTAATATTGATGTTCTTAATTACATCGCACAATTAGCTGGTGAAGCTATTGCTCAAAAAGAGGATCAATGGGCTTTCTTAGGTTTAACCACTGGTGAGGGTATTTTCCAAAATACTTCCGTTCAGGTTTATACCTTAGGATCTGGTGATGTTACCTACGCTTCTGTCACTTTCGATGACATTGCTTCTGCTTTGGCTTTGTTAGATGACAACGTAGTTGATAACGCCGTAGTCGCTGGTTCTTTCTCAGTTTTTAACGCTTTGAGAGTGCAAAAAGACAGCAACGGTGCTTACATTTATCAAAATCCAGGCGCAGGTATGCCAAACACTATCTGGGGACTTCCTTATGTGAAATCAACCGTTTTCCCAAAGACGACTGGTGGATCACAAGCAGACGCTCCATTTATGGCTATCTATGACCCACGTTACCTTATGATCGGTGACCGCAAGTCTTTAAGCCTAGAGTTTAGTAAAGAAGCTACTGTTACCTCAAGTGATGGCTCAACCGCTATTAACTTGTTCGAACAGGATATGGTCGCCATTAAAGTGACCGAAAGATTAGATATTCAACTAGCAGAAGCCGACAGTGCTTTTGTGAGAATTGAAACCTCTGCTTCCTAATAAGTAGGGCTTTGATACAGGGGTGGGTAACACCACCCCTGAAATGAAAGGCTTACAAGCTATGTTAGTCAAAATACTTAGACCATTTTATTTCAACGGCAGATATTACAGGCTTAACGAAGAAGTAGAAGCCGATTTAAGTGTTTCTCCAAAGTATTACCAGGTTATCGGTTTTCCAGAAGTAGTTACCAAACAAGTAGAGCCAACCAATAAAAGTTTAAGAAAAAGGAAAAGAAGTAAATAATGCCAGTTACTACATCAGACGCTAAAATCTATCAATCTGGTTTTTCTGGTTTAACCCACACTAATATAGCTAGTTTTTTAAAACGTACTCTAACCGCCAGCGAACAAACTTTAGTTACTCAACTAATTAAAGATAAAGAGATTGCTTTGTGTGTTTATACAAATCGTCAATTTGGTTATGGTAGCAACTTTGAGTATTACGAAACCATTAACGGCGGATTTACTCGTTTTGTACCTTATGCAACTCCAGTGGCTACTCTTGAGGAAATTATCGTAGACGGCGTTGATGTTACAGCTAACTATACTGTAAACGAGGACTATTTTATTTACGATAACTCTATTATTTTTGAAACACCTATTGTGTCGGCTAGTAACAACCGCAGGGCTGTTAAACTAACCTATACAGTACGCCAATTCTGGGCTGACGATATTAAAAACCTACTCACGAAGTGGGTTGCTTTAGAGTTTTTAAGTAGTGAGGACGGTGGCGTTAATACTAATAATGTTACATTTGGCAATCTATCTAAAGGTTTAAACTTAGATATGTTTGAAAAAGAGAAGATGAGCATTATTTATCGCTATACCGATTTTGTCGTATGATGGACACAATTATTGATATTTACGAGCTAGGCGGTGTAAACACTAACAAAGCTTATACCAAGACCCAAAGCAATATTCGTGCCTGGATTGTACCAGCCAGCAATGAGTCAATCGCTCTTTACGAGGGTATGCCACAAGGCCAAGAGTTTGAGTTTAGGATTTTATCAGACGATATAACAGGAATTAAAGCACAGGGTAAATTAGTCGTAGTAAATAGCCAGGTGTCAGGCTTTAGCACAAACGATACTTTCATTACGGTAACAAACGCAAGACGAGTACATATTATGGGAAGAAACTATTTAACTGGCGTTTGCTATAAAACCGTTTAATGAATATAACAATTACACCATCACCACAGGTCAAAGCGTTAATTGCCAAATTAGGTAGGTCTAGTGACATTGTTAAACAAGCCACTAAAGCAGGTTTGCAAAAAGGTAGCGATATTTTTATTCTTGAAAGCAAACAAAAAGCACCAGTTGATACAGGAAATTTGCGCCGTAATATTCAGTCAAAAATACAAGGTGATACCGCTATTATTTCAGTAGACCCTAAAATAAATTATGCACCATATCAAGAGTATGGAACTGGTATTTATGTTGGTCGTGGTGTGATTAGACCAAAGAGGGCAAAGGTACTTCGTTTCACTGGTAAAAAAGGCGTGGTGTTTACCAAATATGTCAGGGGTGTTAGAGGTAAGTTTTATATGAGGGCTGGTAGTAAAAAGGTGCTAGAACAAAGTCATAAAATCAACCAAACTATTTATAATGAATTATCAAAGGGTTTAAGTATATGACAGCAATGATTGACGAAACAGCAATATTAGCCAAAGTCGCAGACCTACTAGACGGTATTACTAATGTGCAGGCGGTTTATCAGGGTACACCACCATTTAATGCTGTATATCCTTGTTTATCTGTTTTCCCTCGTAATTGGGAAGAAGAATATGCAGATCACCGAGATACTATTGAAAACGAAACTTTTATCATTAACGCCTATATCCAACTAGACACAGACCCACAAACAGCACAATCAAATCTTAGAGCTATCGTCAAATCAATACGTGAAATACTTGGTGACCAAGACAACATTACTCTTAATGGTTTAATTGACAGCTCAAGACTAATCAATGGCACTTACCAGTTTAGCGAAACTGAAAGTGCTATCTATTTTTGCCAACTTGAATACTCAGTAAGGAAAAGATACTCACGATTTAGTTAGAATATAGTTATATGTATAAATATGTTTATGTTGGCTCAACGCCAGTATCAATGAAAGACTTGGGAATAATTGAGCCTAATTCGGTGGTTAATTCTAAAAATAAAATTAGTCACCCAAAGTTTGAAGAAGCAAAAATAAAAGAAAAAACAACTAATAAAAAGAAAAGGAAATAAAAATGTCAGAGGGTATTTTAGATCAAATCTCAATCGGTCTTGAAAGCGTTGTTGGTACAGCAGTTATACCAACAATTTCAATCGCAGTTTTACCAAGTGACGGTGTAATGGTTGAGCAAGAGAGTGTCGGCGTTGAAGCTATCGACACCAATCTCGGTAAGAACCGTGACTTTGTTGCTGGTATTAAAAACTATAATGGCTCATTTGAAATGAACGCCTACCCACAAGCAATCGGCTACTTTATGTCTAGTGCTTTGGGTTCTAGTGCTAGTGCTTTAGCTAGCACTGAAACAATCGTTTATACTCACACTATGACCGAGAGTGCCACCAAACCAAGTTACACACTTGAGCAAAAGATTGGTGGATTAACAGAGCGTATTGCTGGATTTACAGTGGGTGGATTCACTTTAAGTTTGAACATTGGTGAGCCAGTTAAGTTTAGCTTTACTGGTATGGGTTTGGGTTATGATGGTGATTCAACTGCCATTACCGCTTCATACGAAACATCTAAAGTCTTTGACTGGACTGACGTTGTTTCAATTTCTTTAGGCGGTACTGACATTAAATGTGCTATTGAAAGCCTATCAGTTGAATACAGCAACGGTTTAGCTTCATTTCACGGTCTATGTGGCGACGCAGACCCATCAAGCCTATATTTAGCACCTAGTGAGGTCAAGGGAAGTATTACTGCTTACCTAGACAGCAATATGGTTGATCAAAAAGATGTTTTCTTAGCCAAGACCAATCAAGAGTTGGTTATCACCATTACTGGTGACGAAACTATCGGCAACGGAAGTAATAACAGCCTAGTTATTACCTTGCCAAGAGTAACACTTAACACTTACGCTAATGCCATCGACACTTCGTACGTTAAGGTTGAGAGTGAATATGTTGGTGCTACCAACGACGCAGGAAGTCAAATTACCGCAGTTTTAACCAACTTAGTTGCAGACTACGAATAAACTTGACTAATAATTAAAAAAAGAATATAAGTAGTGTGGGTGGTCTTTTCCTCATAGTTTAGACCACCCATTAAAAAACTATGACAATAACCACACCATCAGGCTATAAAGTAACTTTTAAAGAAGAAAACGAACTAACGTATGGTGATCGTCGTCAAATCAAGCGTGCCGTTGTTCGTTCTGTAACTATTACACAAAACAGCCAGTCTCCTGTATTTACTGGCGAGGTTGGCTTAGATATGGTTGATGAAACTCTAAAAGTAATGCTTAAAGAAATTATCAAGCCTGACGGCAATAAAGTTACCACTGATTTGTTTGAAGAAGTAATGAGTTGGAAAAATATCGAGGACGGTGACGCCGTGTTTGCTGTTATTGAAAGCGCCAACAATACTCAACAAGAAGAAACCCCTAAAAAAAAATAGACATTGAGTTATATAAGTTTTTCTCTGGTCACAGCAGATTGCCTGACGAGTTTGAAGAAGTTTATTTGTGCCACTTACTTGGCCTTAGTTATACTGAGTTAAAAAACCAACCAGATTGGTGGGTTAAAAATTACGTTCGTTTTTTAGAGCAAAAGGGCAAACAAGAAAGCGACAAACTCAAAGCACAACAAGCATTAAACAAAATGAGATCGGGTAAAAAGAGATGATGTTTTTCTTATAATAAAGATATGGCAAATGATTTATCGTACATCTTAAAAATCAAAGACGAAGCGACAAGCGAACTCAAGGGCTTTCAAAAGGGGTTAGAGGATACAGATAAGCAAGCAAATAACGCTTCTAAAACTATGGGTAATTTTGGCACTAGCATTACAAGTGCTATGAAAGTTGCCACCGTTGCCATTGCTGGTGTTACAACTGCTTTAATTGGTATGGTTAAGCTTGGTGAGGCTGGTGGTAAATTGCTTGATGTACAGAACTCTTTTAATACGCTTGCAGAGAACGCAGGGAAAAGCGGTGACAAGTTAATTGAAACATTTCGTGATGTTACACATAATACAATCGCTGACGCAACTATGATGAAAAATAGTGTCAAAGCGTCAATGCTTGGTATCCCAATCGATAAAATGAGCAACTTAATGCAGATTGCTAGAACTCAGGCCGTGACAATGGGTGAGGACGTAGGTTATATGCTTGAGTCTATCGTCACTGGTGTTGGCCGTGCTTCACCACTTATTTTGGATAACTTAGGTATTACTTTAAAAATGGGTGAAGTTTATGAGAAAACAGCCAAATCTTTGGGTAAAACAACCGAAGAACTAACCGACGCAGAACGCAAGCAAGGTTTGTTGAACGCCGTTATTGAGTGGGGTAATGAGAAGCAAATAGCTATGGGTGGCGAGGTTGATAGTAACGCTGAGAGTTTTCAACAATTACAAACCAGTGTACAAAATATGATAAATATGGGTATGTCTGCTTTAGTACCTGTGCTTTCAGAGGTTGCAGTAGCTTTAGAAAGCTTTTTAAAGAGCGATCAATTTCAAGCATTTATTACTGGAATAGGTAACGCTATCGCTTTTGTTGTACCAATAATTCAAGGTTTATTTGATGCTTTAATGGTTTTATCACCAGTGTTTCAAGCGTTCTTTAATTGGATTGGCACGGTAGCAGTACCAGTTGTAACTAATTTCTGGTTAAAGTTTAAAGAGTCGTTTGATGCTATTGCCAAACAGATCGGCGACTTTGTAGGTATTATTTTACCAATGATTGAGCCAGCACTTAGGGTTGTTGAGTGGGCTTGGAACTTAATATGGGGTAATATCTCTGCTTACTTTACTTTTGTCTGGGAAACAATTAAGAATACTTTAAACTTAGCACTTGGTTTAATTAAAGGTGCTATTCAAATAGCTATGGGTGCAATAGAGATTATTTTCAGTGTTGCTTTGGGTATATTAACTTTAAATTGGGATACCGCTTGGCAAGGTATGAAAAAAGGCTTTGAGAGCATTTGGGAAGGTATAAAAACTTCACTCGTTGCTTCATTTGACTTTATCAAAGGCCATATCTCTAACAGTCTTAATTATATTATTGATATTGTTAATAATGCTATTGGGGCAATTAACAGCGTTGAGGTTGCTGGCAAGAGTACCAATATCGGTAAGATTAACAGACTAGAGTTTAGCGACGGTGGCTTTGTACCTTATACTGGTATGGCTAAAGTACACGCTGGCGAGTTTGTACTCTCGAGAGAAATGCTTGCTGGTAAACAATCAGTGCCAAGTAATGTATCGTCTAGCGTTACCAATAACAACCAACCCATTAACGTGACAGCAGTTATTAACACCGAGTTGGACGCATACAGTCTGGGTAATATCTTGGGACAACAATTAGCGTTTGCAGGAAGATAAGATGATTAAAAATGTATTTGTTAATGGTATCCAGGTAAACTCAAGTAAGTGCTATTTACAGGAGTTGGGTAATATTGCGTCTGCTCAGGTTGATTTTTCAGACTATCAACGTGGTGGTACATCTGGCCAAATCTTGTCACGACCTCTTTATAAGGGTTTAACAATCAATATGAGTTGGTTTGTTAAGGGAGCTGGTCTTAATGATTTTATTACCCAACGTGATCGTCTGATTAGCTATTTTCAAAACAAGGAAACAACCAGCGACTATTTTAAAACACTAGGCTTTGAATTAAATAATGGCACTATTAAAGAAGTTGATGTTTTATTTTCTCAAGTAAGCGGTGGCCTAGACTCTAATAATATTGCCTACTCAACGTTTGATTTAACTGCTGTTTCTGAGCAAGAGTTTTTGACCAGCCGTACAGAAAAAACAGCCATAGTCGCAATTACTATCGGTGGTGGTATGTCTATCCCAATGCCAATTCCTATGGATATGAGCGTAGGTGGTAGCACTGACGAAACTATTTTGACCAACGATGGTAACGCCAACTCTTACCCAACCATTATTGTTTATGGTGATTTAACAACCGCTTTTAACTTAATTAACGATACTACAGGGGAAACATTAACTTATACAGGAACACTCGGAGCTAGTGATTATGTTGAGCTTGATTTTTATAACCGTACTGCGATTTTAAATGGTGCAAACTCTGCTTTAGGTAATATTAGTGGCGACTGGTGGAAAATAGCACCAGGCACAAACGTCGTTCGTATTACCAGTGGCTTGTCACTTGACGGCGGTTATGCAACATTTACTTACAAAGACAGTTATAGGAATATTTAATGTACGAATTAAAAATATATAACTCTGCTGGCTCTGATGTATGGGTCATACCTTTTGAGAACATGACTTTAACTGAGGTCTTAAACAAAGGCGTTTCGGGTAGTGTTTCAATTAACTATCAACCGCTTGCTAGATATGCCACTAGATTAAATACAACCGTTGATAATATTTTGTCTGCTGAGTACCGAGAGTGGAAGCTTTTTAGAAATGGAACGCTATTTTATGCTGGTGTACTAATGAGCAGACGTTTTTCAGGCTCTAGGGGACAAGCAACCGCATTAACTTTAGACATAGCAGGATATGAACAACTACTTGCCAACCGTATTACTGGCAACGCTGGTACTTGGGCTTATACTGCCGATGACAGTGCAGATATTGCTTGGGACTTAATTGATCAATCTCAAAATGACAGTAGTGGGTTTGGTGATGTAGGTATCACTAGGGGTACACACCCAACTACCGTCGATCGTGATAATACTTGCCGTTATTCAAATATTTTAAATGAGATTATTTCAATGAGTGCTAGTAAGAAGTGGAACGGTTATGACTGGCAAATTACACCACTTAAAGTGTTTGATATTTATTATCCAACCAGGGGTGAGGTTAAAGCAGATATTATTTTAGATGACTTTAATATTATTTCTTGGAATAATAACAAAGCGTTGGTTGGTACTTTGGCTAACAGAGTTATAGTCGTTGGTTCTGGTGGTGAGGACGATATTGTTTCTGCTACCGTTGAGGATACCAGCGTCATGGACACTTGGTATTTACAAGAACGAGTGCTTGCAGAGAAAAGCACCGAGCTAGTGCAAAACCTACAAGACAAGGGTGATGAGCTACTGCAAAAGAGAAAAGAGCCGAGCGACATTGTTAGTATTAAAGTAAACGACAAGAACCCACTAATTACAGAATACCAAGTGGGCGACACTTTAACAGTAAAAATTAGCGAACTTGGGCTAGATCAGGCGTTAAGATTGGAAAAAAGAACAATGCAAATACAGCGTTCTGGTGAAGCACAAGTAGATTTATCGTTCTTATATGGATAGCGACATTTATCAAATACTAGGCGACTTTGACCGCAGACTACAAGACCTCGAGAGGTGGTCTGGTTCTGGTTCTGGTGGTGGTAATTACTCTGATATTAAAGCCGAAGTGCCAAGCGGTACAATGAACTCTAGTAATGTTACTTTTACAATTGCTAACACGCCTATTGATGGTGAGATACAGTTATTTATTAACAGAACACTACTTGCACCAACCGATGACTATACTTTAGCTGGCAAAACAATAACAATGGTGGACGCACCTGACTCTGGCGATAGTTTACTTGCTTATTATCAAACCCAAACAGGCACAATGGTTGGTTCTAACTCTTTAGTAATGGCAGAAGAAATGGGTGGCACTGCTGACGGCAGTAATGTAACTTTTACAATAGAAAACGAGAGAATACCTGGAACTTTAGTTGTTAAAAGAGATGGTCAAGAGCTTTACGAAACAAATGATTTTACGGTTAGTGGCACAACTATAACTATGAACTCTGCACCAGCTTCAGGCTCAGAAATGAGAGCAACCTACCAAGTTGAAGTGGTTGCTACTGCAAATGCTGATACCCTTGATGGTTTACACGCTAATACTATTATGCAACAAATGTGGTTATTTAATCAGGTATTTAATTAAAGGAAATATGATTTATAAAAGAAAACTATCAGGTAGCACAGACGGCAAAGGTATTAAGGTCGTCGCTACCGCTACAACTGGTACAACTATTCATACAGCAGTAGCAGGAACGACCGCTGGAACTTTTGATGAGATTTGGCTTTATGCTTATAACTCACATACTTCGGCAGTAACTTTAACCATTGAGTTTGGTGGTACAACTGCACCAGATCAAAATATTAAAGTTAGTTTAGCTTCACAATCTGGTTTATCTTTAATAGTACCTGGCTTAATTTTACAAAATGAAGCAGTGGTAACAGCTTTTGCTTCATCTGCAAACGTAATAACCATATCTGGCTGGGTAAATACAATGACTGACTAATATGGCACAAAGACAATTTAGATCAGATGATACTAGCTTATGGCAAGAGTATTATTGTTCTGGTTCTTATGGTGATGCAACATTGTCTGGAACTTATGGTTCTGGTATAGGTGGTTGGCACGAGAGTTGTTCTGGAACTTCAGGAAATTCTAGTTTAGTAGTTAATTCAGGTTGGTCAGGCTCTTTTCCTTGTATTATTCATCAGACAAGAGGAACAGGTGTTGGTAATTGGGAAATAAATTACATTACATCAATGAGTAGTGGTACTGCTACCTTAAAATATCCTTTAATAAATACATATACAGATTCAGGTACTTCACAGGCTCAATGTGTATTGATGAGAGAATATGACAATATTACTATTTCAGGAACTTTAACTGGAACAAACTGGAATCAGGATAGAGGTGGAATTATAGCTTTAATGGCTAAGACCTCAATAAATATTTCTGGAACAATTACTTGCTCTACTAAAGGCCATATTTATGGAAATCAGGTTCAAGGAAATCCAGCTACAGCTTATTGTGGAGAGGGTACTAATTCAACTTCAACCCAAACAACAAATCCTACTGGTAATGCTGGTGGTGGTGGATACCAACAAAATGATGCTTCTGCTGGTGGTGGTGGTGGAAATGGAACAGCTGGTGGTACTGGTGCTAAAAGAAACTATACAGGTGGTGTTGGTGGAGATGTTTCTGGTAATGCTGGTTTAACATCAATGGTTATGGGTGGTGGTGCTGGTGGTGGGACTAGAGATAATAATACAAGTGGTAGAGGTGGGTATGGTGGTGGAATAATAATTTTAATTTCACCATCTATAACAATATCTGGCTCAGTTACAGCTAGTGGTGAAGCTGGACAAACAATAACAACAGGTGGTGGAGGTGGAGGTGGAGCTGGTGGCAGTGTCTTACTCAAGTGCAAAACTGCAACTCTTGGAACAACTAAGATAGTTTCAACAGGTGGATCTGGTGGTGTTGGCTTAACACTTGATGCTATACCGATAAATGGTGGTGCTGGTGGCACAGGTCGTATTCACCTTGACTACTCAACCTCTTATACAGGAACAACCAACCCAACTATTGATGTAAGACAAGATGCTAGTTTACTTGGTATTACACCTACAACTAACTATTTAAGATCAATGAGAGGAAGAAGCAGATATACTTAATATGGCAAATGCAACAGGTGGAACAATTACATATTCAGGCGGAAAAACCATACATACTTTTACCAGTAGTGGTACTTTTACTACTCCTCAATTTTCTATTCAACCAATCATTGAAACATTAGTAGTTGGTGGAGGTGGCTCTGGTGGAAGAAACAATGGTGGAGGAGGAGGTGGTGGTGGTATCTCTCATGATACTGGTTTTACTGTTACTTCTGAAACAGCTTATACAATCACAGTTGGTAATGGAGGGGGAACAACAACAACAAGTATTCCTGGTGCATCAGGTGGAAACTCATCAATAAATTCTGTTTATATTGGTTATGGTGGAGGTGGTGGAGGTTCTGGTTTGAATCAAAATGGTGTAAATGGTGGTTCTGGTGGTGGTGGAGGTGCTGCAAATAGAGCTGGTGGAACTGGAACAGATGGTTCTGGTGGCACACTTTATGGAAATAATGGTGGTAGAAGCTCAACAAGTGAGTGGTATGCAGGAGGAGGTGGAGGGGCAGGAGCAGTAGGTCAGACTGCTACAGTAGGAAACTCTGGTGATGGTGGAAATGGTTATGCTTTTTCAACCTCTGGTTCATCTATTATTTATGGTGGTGGTGGAGGTGGTGGAAGTTATGCTGGTGCAAATAGTGCTGGTGGTACTGGTGGTGGTGGTGCTGGTAAAGCTAGTAATAGTGGAGTTGCTGGAACTGCTGGAACTGTTAATCTTGGAGGAGGAGGTGGTGGTGGAAGTGGTGGTAATGGTAATGGTGGTGCTGGTGGAAAAGGTATTGTCATTATTTCCTATGAAACAGATGGATTTATTCAGATAGTAGCAACAACAAACTACTTATTAAATTATAGAAAAACCAGAGAACCAAAAGTTAAAACTACTTTAACCAATGTTCAAACTGAACTTTATAACACTTCTCTTTTATCAGACGCTAATTTAGTTGCTTATTATCAGTTTGAGGGTAACGCAAATGATTATAAAGCTACTTATAATGGAACTGCTACCTCTGTAACTTATGGAACTTCTTATGGATTGTTTAATCAGGGTGCGAACTTTGCTGGTGCTGGATATATAAATATTAACGCTGGTTTTGGAAATACTTTTAGTTTCACTTTTAGATTTAAAACCACTGCTACAAGTTTAAAACCATTGTTTTATGCTGGTAATCAACCAGCACCAACAACCCCAACAGGTTGGATTCCGATGATTATTATGAACGCTAATGGAACTGTTAGAGCAGAAACTTGGGTTGGTGCTGGAAGCAGTGTTACCAGTTCTAGTGCTTATAATGACGGTAATTGGCATACTCTAGTATTTGTTAGCGGTGCTTCTTATTATTCTCTTTATATTGATGGCTCTCTTATCGGAACTTATACTGCAACTGTAAATAACTCTTGGTGGACTAAAACCGTTATTGGTGCTGGTTATGTTGATACTGGTCGTGGTAGTGCTTCAACTGCTTATTATTACTTTGTTGGTCAAATTGATGATGTAGCAATATTTAATAAAGCATTAAATACAACCGAAATAGCTCTTTTATATTATCAAAGATACCCAGCTATAAATATTACAGGAGTAGAATAGGAAACTATGGCAACAACATCAATTAAAACAAAACAATTAGCAGATGACGCAGTAACAACAGACAAGATATTAGATGACGCAGTAACTTTAGATAAAAGAGCAAACGACAAACCATATTTTGTAGCTACTTATAGTGGCAGTATTTCTTCGCCAAACGACGTTGTTTGGGGTAATGAGATTGTTGATAACTTGGGAAACTATAATAACTCAACTGGTATTTTTACAGCACCCGTAGCTGGCTTTTATGTCTTTGGATACAATATCCTTTTGCCAAATGCAAATACTGGAGAGTTTAGATTAAATTGGTATGTCAATGGAAGTCTTTATGATGGCATAATTTACTACAAAGCTACTGCAAACCAGTGGCATACAATGTCATCAACCGTTGGGATATCTCTTTCGGCAACCAACACTATTAAGGTTAGATATGATACTGGCGGTGGTGCGTTGTATTCTGACGCCAACTATAACCGCTTTTGGGGTTATTTAGCAAGTTATTAAAAGGATAAATAATGCCAGAAACTAAATTACAATCACAAGCAGTAAAAAATGGATCAATAATCGCAGACAAACTTGGATTATCACCACAAACTTCCTATGTTTCAACAGATCAATCTACAACTAGCAATAGCTATACAGACCTAGCAACTGCTCAATCAGTTACAATTACCGTTGGTGCTAATGGTTTAGCTTTGGCGATTTGGTCGTCTGGTATCTATACGAGTGCAACAGCAAAAAGAGTTTCAATAGCTGTTTCTGGAGCAACTACTGTTTCTGCTGATGATGCTTGGTCTTTAAGATGTGATACAGCATCTTTTTCAACAACACAATCAACAACTCATCTTTTTACTGGACTAACTGCTGGAACAAACACTTTCACTCTAAAGTTTAAAAGCTCTGGAAGTGCAACAGCTAACTTTTTTGAAAGACGATTAACAGTAATACCTTTATGACAACTTGGACACCATAACCAACTAGCTAAACAGGAAAACAACAAGGTTAAAAAAGTATAATCAATTATAAGGAATTAAAACAATGTCTATCTATACTTTAAGAAACGATGTAAATAATCACCCAGAGGACTCGGTACTACAAGCCATAACAGATATGGTTCGTAAGTCTGGTGTTTTAACAACCTCTGATCTGTTGGTTGGTGAATACGGCGGTGGGGGATTAGTAGTAGAAGTTTCCACTGGTCGTGCTTACGTTAAAGGTTCTGCAACCAATGCTTATCCAGTAAGAATAACAACCAACACACAGCTAGCAGTATCACCCAACAGCTCTGGTAATGATCGTATTGATTCCGTAGTTTTATATATCGATCTGAGTGCCACACCTGATCCAAGTGGCGGTGGCGACGACGTTGCTATGCTTGCTATTGTAGAGGGTATTCCAGCAGGTTCACCAGTCGCACCTAGCGATAGTGCTATTCAGGCTGAGATTGGAGCTAGTAACCCATTTTTACGCCGTGCAGACTTTACCGTAACTAATGGAGCAACTGGTATTAGTGCAGGTCAAATTACCAACACGCTTCAAAGAGTATTTATCTCAACTCATAGACCAATTTATGAAGCAACTTTTGCTTCCAGCTTTACCCCTGACTTTTTAGACGGCGATAAACAGCTTATTACTTTAACTGGTAATATTACTTTTGTAGCTCCAAATAATATGGACATTGGCGACGCAATAGAGCTTCAACTCTTACAAGATGGTACTGGTTCAAGAACTGTAACTTGGTTTGCTGGTATTACTTGGTTAAGTCCTGATTACTCTATCAATTCAACTGCTAATAAATTAAGCGTCTATGTAATTGAAAAGACAGGCGACACAACTTATAACGGCTATTTAGCTGGTAAGGAATATACATAATGACCAAAACTGTTTTTAAAATTATTGGTTACACAATGAAAACTCCCAATGGGGATTTTATGGAAAGTTGTGTTTTTTGGGTTTATGCCAATAACGAAAAAGAAGCAATGAAAAAAATTAAGTCTTACAAAATTGAAAAGAAATTTTATCAAACACTAGAGGTAATCGAAAAAGAAAAAGATGCTTAGTCCAAACATAGTTATAATGTTTAATGGCAATCACGCTTCAATCCCAAGTGGTTTTAGTCGTGAAACAGATTTTGATGATTGTAATGTTAAAACTGGTTCTGCTTTTACTACTGGTGGTTCTACCACACACACCCATACAAGTACGGCACACACACACGCAGTTGGCGTTCATACTCATAGTTTGAGTTTTGCGGTTGTTAATACGCCAAGTAGTATTCAACACCAGGATTCACCGCCCGAAGAAATGTTAAGCGACCATTATCATGGTGCGGTTACTTCTGGCGGACTTTCATCTGCTGTAAATGATCAAACTCAAGCACCTACTTGGTCAAGTGATTCAAATATCCCATCATCAAGAACAGTTATTTTTATCCGTTCTAATGGATACAACTTTATCCCGACCAATGGGATTATGTTAAGACAAGACAAAAATAGTAGCTTGGCTTATTTTACTGCTGGAGAGGGTAAATATTTAAGAGGTGCAAGTGCTGGCGGTAACGCTGGCAGTAATGTTGGAGCGAGTAGCCACTCACACACAATTTCACACACCCATACAGCGAACTCACACGGACATAATAGCGTAACATCTGGTTCTCCAGTTGAAACCGCTGGCAGAATAGGCGGATTTCATTTAGCAGACCCATCTATGGCTTCAGTTGGTCATACTCATACGGCTTATGTTAATAATGGAGCTGATACCCCAGCAGAGTATGTAAATACAACCGCTGGCTCTGGCGATACAATTTCACTAAAATATCAAGAAGTCTATGCGTTTGAAAATACTGGTAGTAGCTCATTGCCAGAAGTAGGCGATATGGCTTTTTGGGTTGATGGTGGATCACCGCCAATTGGCTGGGAAACAGTTTTATATTCAAACGATTATTATCTTAAAGTTGCAAGCGAAGCGTCTGGAACTTTGGCAAACGGTGGAAGTTTAACGCATACTCACTCTGCTGTTTCACACACTCATACAGCACCAGCACACAACCATACTGGTTCAACAAGCGGTTCTACTGGTCACGTTTGGGGTAATACAACTGGTTCATATAGTAATACAGTTAGTTCTACTCATACTCACGCTGTAACTGTCGCCACATCAACCCATACAAGAAGCTCTAGCAATATTGACTGTTCAACTGATAGTAATGAGCCGACTTATGTTGCGGTTAAACTTATTCAATTTCAGTTTGGAACAGGTGGTTCGGCTATTACAAAGATGATTAACTAGAAAAATAACTATGAGGAAAAAAAATAAAGAACAAGAGTTGAGTTTAACTGGCTTGTCTTTATATGGACAACTGCAATCAACTGTCGCAGTAATAAAAACAAACCTAGATAATTTAATCCAAAGGTTTGAAGATTTTAAAGACGAAATAGATGGCTTTGTAACAGATAAAGAGTTTGAGCCTGTTAAAAACATAGTATATGGTTTTGTTAGTCTAATATTAGTTAGTGTAGCTGGAGCTTTGATAGCTTTAGTAGTAATAAAATGAAGTTAAAAAATTATCTAATCACCATACTAATGATTTTACTCAACATATTTTGGGCAGTATTTTTGTTTTTACTAATATATCCGTTTAAGGTAATTGAGATTAAGAGTGTTGAAATATTAACACCAGTTGTAATGGCTGGCGAACAAGTCAAGATTAGAATAGAGGGTTGTAAATATTTTTCAGTACCAGCCGTTGCACAACGCAAAATAATTAACCATTATGAGTATTTTCTAACTGCTGAAACAACCAACGATTTAACCACTGGTTGTTTTGTAAAAGAAATGTCAGTGCCAATTCCAGGCTATGTAGATTCTGATATTTACCATATACATAATGATTTAGAACATACTTTATTTGGTTTTAGAAAAATAAATACTCACTGGGAAAGTCCTACTTTCCAGGTAATTGCAAGGCAATAATATGAAAATATGTATTCAAGCAGGTCACGAGGGAAGAACATCTGGTTCAACTGGTGCAAATGGCGAACAGGCTTTTAATATTGATGTTTCTAATAAATTGGCAGACAAACTTCGTGCTAATGGTTTTGAGGTTAAAAGAGTTAAAGCAGACCCAGCCGATATTGAAATTGCTGGCGATTGGGATTTATTTTTATCTGTTCACTACGACGCTGATATTTACGGCTCTGGTGGTGGCTTCTTAGATCGACCCAAGTACGACGGTGCGGAAGCTGAATCAAAAAGAATACTTGAAGTTATTGAGGGTGTTTACTTTTTAAGCACAGGCATTGTAAACAAACCAGAGAGAAGAAACGCCAATACCAATCAATATTATATGTGGGCTAGGTTGAGTGCTAAAACACCTTGTGTGCTTATTGAGTGTGGTGTAGGACAGCATAGGCCAGATGACTACGAGGTGTTGTTTAATAATAGGGATAGAGTTGTTAGTGGTATTTATAACGGCATTTTAAAAGCATTTAATATGGGTGGTGAAGTATTGCCACCAGAACAGGAAAATATGTTACTTAAATATTTAGGTATGGACAACGAAACTGACGCCATTAAACGACTTGCTAAACACTTAGGTGGTGAAACTAATTGTGAGTGGGGCGACGAAAAAGAAAACAAAGGTGGTCATCTTGGTTCTGCCCGTCGTGAAGTTAAGAAGCTAAAGGCTGATTTAACCGAAGCAGAAATTGCTTTAGAGCAAAAAACCAACGAGTTGGTTAAATGCCAAGCTGATTTAGATACCGCAACGTCCGAAAATGGCGAAAATGAGGATACTGCCGAGTTTGTATTAAACGGTATGACTGAAACGTTTGAAAAAGACGGCAAAACGGTGACTTTAAATTATGCGGTGCAACAACCAAAATCTTAAAAAAGGACTTCTGGCAAGGTAAATAGGATTGTTGATAAAATCTTATAATTATAAATATAAACAAGAGAGGATTAAATGCCATTTAAACAGTACAAAACTTGGAAAAAAGTTTTAATCGAAGCTGTTAGAGCTTTTGTACCAGCTTTTTTAGCTGTGATTTATTTACAATTCGAAGCTGGTGTGAACTTACAAGAATATAAATCATGGGTAATGCCACTCCTAGCTTCTGCTTCCTTAGCAGGTATTAGAGCAGTAATGAAATGGTTACGTGAGAGGCACGCTAAAGACTACACCTCATTTTTGTATAAATTACCTCTTTAATAAATAAAGATAGAAAACAACCCCGCTTAACACACGGGGTTTTTTATATGGTAGAACGTGAAATTGACTATGAAAAATACGCTTTATCATTAGCCACCTTTGGCTTACTCGCTATTGCTACAATGGGAGCTTTTAGCAGGAAATCAAAAGAGGAGATTTGGAAAAGAGATGGTGGTGTGTCTGCTTTAAGCGGTCAAAATGGTAGGTTAGAAGCGAGTCATATTTCGCACGCTAAAGATGAACGCTATGACGACCCCTCAAATGGTCGTCTTTTAACTACTAGAGAACATTATATTGATCATTATAATCGACACGGCAGAAACGGATTAACTATGGCTGGTAATAAATGGGCGTTGCGTAAAATCTGGGAAAGATTAACTGGACAAGATAAAAACGGACTACCACCACCAGAAAGTATTGAATAATGGAACGAGATATTCGAAAATTAACCAGTGCGGTTGTAGAACAAGATCAATCAATACCTTATTTTAAGGAAACAAACACCCCAGAGCGCATAGCCGATATGCTTGTTGAAGAAGCCACTGAGTTAGTTAGCGAGCTAAAAACGGCTTTTATTACAGATGACCTAACGCAGGTTGCTGGTGAGCTTGGTGACGTTATTTACCTAGCTTTAAAAATGGCAGATACACTAGGACTCAACGCCGATGAGGTTGTACAAATGAAAATACTTCGCAATAAGTTTAAATATGCAAACGCTATCAATGGTGAAGAAGCAAAACGCCGTTGGGTTGAGCAAGGTGGCGACGAGATTTGGTATCAATTATATCTTGAATCTATTGCCATTATTGACAACGAGCAAGAAACAGAGTAATTTATTTAAATCCTGAACCGTCCCTCTTAATAGAGATCGTGTCAGAGCTAAAAACATTAAGCACTCGTTAAGATCGGGTGCTTTTTTGTTATAGAAAGTCATAGTTTACAGTAGCTATTTTTTTATATATATTAGTTAATAGTTGAGTGAGAGGTAGATACCAGAACAAACTTACTTAACAAGGCACTATAACTCTTTAAGTGAGCGCATAGCCTTAGACGGAAACAACTGCGTCTTTAAATAAAAGAAATATGCGATACTTACGGCAGGTGGCTCATCGTTTGGGTAATTTGCTGAAAAGCGTGCGGTGGTATGGTTTACGCATTATGACCTCACCCCCTCTGGCAGAACTTTGACCAGTTTGGAACAGATAATTAGCTTATAAACGCCGATAAAATAGCGGACAAACGTTTAGATATTAAATATATATTATTCTATATTTTCGGGCTGTGGTCTATACGATAGGGTAATAAGCTAAAAACTAAACTATGAATAGATGTAAACACTGTGGGAGAGTTACTCACTACGTTTTAAAAACCAGACTTAAACCAAGTCAATTAAAAAAGTATTATGTTTACTCTCGCTATGAAAAATGCGACTACTGTAACAAATACTATTTTCACGAAGAAGATAAAATATCACCAGAAACATTAAAAAAGTCGCTACGATTTACGGTGGCAGAGGAATTGTTTTAATGACGATATACATAACTATTGAGCAACTTCCAAATAGCTTTCAGGATTATTTAAACTTTTACCACGAACGGGCTTTTGACAAAGATTTATTTATTGTTACCACCAAAAACATTACAGATATATTAGCCGAATTACGCTTGGCTTTTAGAAAATATCCAGATTATAAATCAAGATTAACGGCGATGTCCGCACCTCTTAAAACTTGTCTTTTAAAATACGATAGATAAAACTACCACTTTACACTTTAATAAATAGGGTGTATATTAATAATAATTATTAAATATCCTAAAAGGGAAAAAACTATGAGCGAAAAAACATTTTTCGGAAACTTCAAAGAGGTGCAGGAGCTTTTAAAAGCACCTAAAAACCAACGCAATAGCTTTGGAAATTATAACTACCGTAGTGCAGAGGATATTCTCGAAGCGGTTAAACCATTACTTCACGAAAGAGATTTAGCCATTACTTTATTCGACGAAATAATTTCAGTGGGCGAACGCTATTATATTAAAGCTACTGTTACTGTTACTAACGGCAAAGATAGTTTATCTGCTTCGGCTATTGCCAGAGAGTCAGAAAATAAAAAAGGTATGGACGAAGCACAGGTTACTGGTTCTGCTTCCTCTTACGCTCGCAAGTATGCTCTAAATGGTTTATTTGCTATTGACGATACTAAAGACGCAGACACTAACGAGCAAGCCAAAGAGGTTAGAGCCAAAACAGAATTAACTACAGAAGAAAAGAAACAAATAACAGAGATTAAAGAACTAGAAACTTTAAACACGATTTGTAGAGATATGTTAAATAAAAAGGGCATTACTTACAAAGAAGCAATCCTTGCTCTTTATAACGTCCAAAAGACTAAACTAGAGGGTGCAGTATAATGACAATATATAACTTTGAACAAAATACTCCAGAGTGGCATCAAGTACGCTTGGGCAAATTAACAGCTAGTACCGCTCAGGCTATCGCTACCAACGGCAAAGGACTTGAAACCCTATGCTTTGAAAAGGTTGCAGAATTATTGACTGGTCGTAAAAAAGAGGATAATTTTACTAGCATAGATATTGAGCGTGGCCATATTCTCGAAGCACAAGCAAGAAACGCTTATGAGTTATTAACTGGCAACCTAGTTAAGCAGGTTGGGTTCTGTGAAATGACCGATTTTATTGGTTGTTCTCCTGACGGTTTTATAGGCGATGACGGACTAATTGAAATTAAGTGCAAAGACGATAAAAACTATGCTAAGTTTCTTTATGAACCAATTGTTGATTCAACTTATATGTGGCAAGTACAAATGCAAATGCTTGTTACTGGGCGTAAATGGTGCGACTTCGTGGTTTATAACCCAAATTTTAGTAGAGATGTTTCGATTATCAGAGTTAAGCGTGACCCAGAAAAAATCTTAAAACTTATGGACGGACTAGAAGCTGGTGTAAAAATGATCAAAGATATTAAAGGGAAAATAGATGAAAACAATTAACGAGGTTTATGAGGACTCTATTGATCGAATATCTAAAGTTGATTTACTCAATGAAGTTAGCAGTAAAATCTTTGAAATAACCAACGCTTTATATAAAAAAGAGTTAGGCAAATGGTCTGGAGATGAATTAAGCCGTGCCGTGTTGAGTTTGGCTGTTCTTAGAGTAAGGTTAGGTGAAACAATGGTCAATGCCGTTGCTTACTACGACATTAGTTATATGCACCGTAAAATGCGTTACGCTAACGAGTGGCAACCTACCAAGTCGCATCTAAACAACGTACTTAATAAAGCCACCGTTCAAGATGTAGATAACGCTATTATTAAGAAACTTGAAGATAATTTAGAGGAAGAAGTAAAGTATAAACATTACGCAGAGCAGTTGCGTACTCTGTACGATAGTACAGAAACTTTAATAACTGCATTACAAACTAGGCTCGGTGTTCTTAAACAAGAACGAGCTGAAAGTCAGTATCAAAAATAATAAAGGAACTATGGCAAAATATAAAAACTTATTAACAGGATATTTAAACGAGAGTAAGAATAACCCAGAACGTAGATACTTGGTTATTACTAACGTATCAGATGAGGGCGTGTTTTTAGAACCAGGCGAAAAACTTTATATGAACGAAACACCTGATTTTATTATTGAAAAGAACCCTAAAATGCCACACTTTACCAAGTCAGTTAAAGTCGAAGAAGATCAAGTACAAGAGCAAAAAAAAGACGTTAGTAGTGATATTCCATTTTAGCTATTTACTTAATTATAAATAGGGTATATGATATTTGTATATGAAAAATAAAACACTACACCAAGTAGCAAGTCAAAAAGTATTAGCCGACTTACAAGACGCTTATTTGCAGTATCTCGAAAATAACTGCGTTAGTTTAGGTGATTATGAGGATATTGGAAACGGTTATAGCGAGCTAGTTTTGGCAGACTATATAAATAACACTTTAGATGACATTGACGAGATGATCGATCAAATGGATTATTCTAGTTTTGTAGAGTGGTTTTTAGAAACATACAGCACCGACAACTCGCCAGCTTGGGTTAAACACTGGACAAAAGATATGGCTGTTACTTATTACAACATCTTAAAAGGGAACAAATAATGGCAAGAATATATGACACTATCCAGTTTTTAAAGCTTGCAGATATTAGCAAACCAACGCTTATTAAATGGCAGAAATTAGGTTTTTTACCTATTAGACGCATTGGTAATGCTGGCTATTTTAAAGAGTCTGATTTAAGTAGAGTTCCAACCATTAAAAAGAAAATGGTAAAGCGTATGCAAAACGGTTCTAAAATGCGAAAAACCAAAAAAACAAACTTCCTATTTACAAAAGAGTAAATAGGTGTTACTCTTGATAGAGTAATAATTAAAAAAACAAAACTATGAAAAAAACCAAACGATTTGCACATAATAAAAACAAGAGATTGATTACCTATAAAGGACAGCAAATCTATGTTGAAAAAGCAAACGCACAGGGAATATACGCATTACTTATTAGTATCGGTTTGTGTGGCGTGTTTTCTTTATACCCTCGTTTTGTTAGCGACGGCGTGGGTTATGTTCAGGCAAGCGAGCCAGCTTCAACCGAACAGTCAAAGCCTACTTCAGAGCCAACCACAATCCCCATTACAGAAGTTATTGAAATAACTGAGCCAGAGCCTACTAGCGAGGTAGAAACAGGCTTTGAGCATATTACCGAATATATTTATCAGGTATTTGGCGACGACGGCGAAATGGCCGTCAAAATAGCTAAATGTGAAAGTAGATTAAACCCAGAAACAGTTGGTGATAAACACATTATGGTACTAGATCCCAAACACGATGAAATGGTTGGAGATAGTATCGGTATCTTTCAAGTTAGATCAGGTGGCAAAG